AAGGAAGAGTTGAACAGTTCCAAGCCAAGACTGAGGCTGAATTGGAGCCTCCTCTCCCCCCTTCATTAGCCGGTTATATGGCTGAGTTTGCGGAGTTTCTGATTCCAAACCCGCATGAAGGTGAGCCTGTGGACGAAGATTACATTAGAGAGAAAAAGACTCGTGCTAATCAACGTCACTTACTCGAACAGGCTACGGTCACTGGCGATAATGTGGAAGCCAAGTGGTCAGCTTTTGTGAAGAAGGAGACTGGCGTGAAGCCCTCCGATCCACGCAACATCTCTAGCGGTGAGCCCAAGTCCGATCTTGACTACGCTGCTTACATGTATGCGTTTCACAACGAGGTCATGAAACACCAGGAATGGTATGCCTTCGCAAAGACGCCCAAGGAGTGTGCTGAACGCATTGCTGAGGTGCTTAAGGATGCTGCCCATGCAGTTTGTGCTGATGGGTCTAGGTTCGACGCGCACGTTAAGCGGTATGCACGTATATTGGAGAGAATATGTTTCCTCCGATTCTTCAAGCCTGGTTATCATGCCCGAGCTAATGAAGTCCTAGATACCCAGATTGGCCTCTCAGGTACCACCACCGAGGGAAGGAAGTACCAATCTGGTTATAGCCGTGGGTCCGGCTCAATGGAGACCTCTGACTTTAACTCAGTTCTCACTTCCTTCATTGATTATTGTGCGTGGAGAAACACAACGATTGATGGGGTTAAATGTTCACCAGCCTTGGCTTGGTCTAAGTTGGGCATTTATGGTGGGGACGATAGTCTCGCGGGTGTAGTCGATCCTGACGCACTCAAGCGCAGCTCTGAGCTGATGGGCCAAGACTATGAAGTTATTGTCATACCTCGGGGGGAGGTTGGCGTTGAGTTTCTCAATCGCCAATTTGGACCTGAGATTTGGAATGGAGACGTCAACTCCATGGCCAATCCAGCTAGATTGCTTAGCAAGCTCTGGACTGGACCTGCAGTGCTCCATAATCCACTGCAGCGCTTCGCCG